GGAAAGCTGTCAAACCCATGATCTACCTCTTTCCAGGGACGCCCGTAGCCGCCTCGGGGATTCGAACCCCGACTTACCCATCAAAGATCTTCTGCCATCGACTGCTTGATCTTCGGAACACCCACACCGCGATCCTTGGGCTGCTTCTTGCCCGGCAGACCCGGCCAGTTGGCCGTCTTCTCGGGCGACATGGAGATGGACTTCCGATCGATCTTCTTCGACCCGCCCTTCTTCTTCTCAGCCATCGCTACCTCCGGCGTGCTCTCCGCCGAGCGTGCCAAACTTTCTTCTGCGCCTCTCGTTCATCCTTCCTAGCTTCTTCCAACTTGGCCCTTGCAGCTTCAGAAGAATCGGGCGTTTTGGTCTCGGACTTCTTTTCGGCAGCCTTCTTCTTCGCCGCCACGACTAGGAAACCTGCGCGCCGAAGACGAACCGCCAGTCAACCCACGCAAAGCTGTACCGGGTATAGACCCGAAACTTCGCGATCAGCGTGTCGAAGTCCTCGATCCGGCCGAATTCCTTCTGGACCCGGTCGATCCAAAAAAGGCTCTTCTTGCGCAGACCCGAGTCGCACATGAACCAGTTGTTCGTGTCGGTCTTGTACTCCCAGTCGAACAGCTTGAAGCGCGTCCGCTGAGGATTGATCGCGTTGTTCGCGCTCTCGGGATCCTTCTCCGACCCAATGATCTCGAGCGCCCGGTCCTGCAAGTCGGGCGGAACCCAAAGTTCATCAGGAACCACGGAGATTCGACCCGCCTGGTCATCCCGGAACCCACGCATCTGCGTGCGCGCCGCCGAAACCGCTGCCGCGGTCAAAGACGACGTACCCAGGTTGTCGAACCCCGTTGAAGTCGACGCTCCCGAGGTTGTCGTGTGCGAATTGCTGCACATCGAGACCCCTTCCGAGTTCACGTAGAACGAATTGCCCGCCGAAAACGCGCCATTCCAGATCTGCGCGCCATGCTTCTGGCGTGTACGCTGGCAAGCCATCGCCAGCGCCGCAGGCTTCTGGTTCATGATGTTGTGCGCGTCATCGTCGAACAGTTTCCGCTCGACCTGAACACCACTCGCGAACTCGATATGCGTCGCGGTGGTGTCGTAGCCCTGATTCTGACTCTGGTACCCGATGGTCCCAGTGAACTCCGTCAGATCAGGCAACGTCCCCACCTGACTCCACTTGGTCTGATCACCACGTGGACCCTTGCCGGGCATCGAGAACAGCGTCGGAATCATGTCCGGAAGCTGGTCGAACTCCTCATCGAAGATCTTCTGGAATGTCGGATCCAGTAGGTCTCCGAAATTTGTTGAAATATGCGGTACGGCCATCTTAGACCCCCTTTATTCGAATAGACCGATCATCCAGAAGACTGCGGAGACCCGAAGGAACTCTGATTCTGAACAAACAACCAGAAACTATTGTTCTCTCCATCGTCGTCCTCGGTTCCAAGGATGACGTCAAGAGTCATGAAATAATCGTTATCACCAGGAGACGCCGACTCGGCAGCAGCCTGCGTAAAGTCCGTCGACAGATCGGGACTCATCAGCGCTGCAGCGCTATTGGCTCCTGGCATCCCCGTACCCGCATGAAGATACTGGTCAGTCGTCAGAATTCCGTTTTCGAAGTTGATAGCGACACCACCTGTCGTATCCGTTGCCCGACGCATGATCCCCTTGTTCGCGCCCGAATATCCCCAGATGATTCCCTCATCCAAAGAAGTAATCGCAGTATCTGCACCGGTAGTATCCGCAGCACTCGGTGATGCCGGCGTCAAAGCCGTATCCGCCGTTGTACTCGCAGACATCTTGCACTTGATAATCAAGTCAGGATTCACAGCGACACTCACGAGAATGTCGTTCGTGTCCGTGATGCCCGTCGCGGCAATCGTGCCGGTGGTATCGAGACCGAGGCCGGCAGTACACACAGTCAGCGCCGTAGAAGAAACCGCAGGTTCGACCCCCCCCAGATCGGTATTTGCAGCACCAGCACTAATGAGAGGAATCCCAGCATTCGAAATTGTAGTGCCTGCCTGATACTTCTTGACCACAATGGCCCCACCACTGATCACTCCCATCGCCTCCATTTTATCCCCCCTAAAGATACTCGGGCGTCCAACACTGGCCGGATCTCGTTCCGAGCAAGGATTCATGTGTATACATGTGACAGTTAGCAAGAATCGACTTGCAACCATCACAATTACTTCTCACATACCCAAACCTCTGCAGCAGTGACACGTAATTCACGACTCTTGGGTCGAAGTTGTGAGCACAAAGTTGGCACAGCAAAACAGTTTGATTCCGCGGCACGAGATAATCGAGCACCCAACCCGCCGCAGTCGTCCGTGACTTGCGACCCGGATGCTCCCGAGGCAAGCGAGGCACCTCTGCCTGGCCGGGGATGTAGATCTGAGTCGCTGCCGTCAATGCGTGGCTCCCGTCTCAGTGGTCATATAAGGGATCGTCTTCTTGACCTCTTCGAGCGTCATGTAGCCCTCTTCCACGAGGCGCTTGTAGTGCGCCTTGTGCGTCCTCGGCACCCGATTCCAGATGTCTACCGGGCGCCCGCCACCGCCGCCCCCCTGCGAAGAAGATGTCTCGCTCGAGGTCTGCCGGTGCGTCGAGGTGCGCTCGCGAATCTTCTCGGAACTCCCCAGCGCTGCACGCAATGCCTTCACCTCCGTAGCCTTGCTGTTGGGGTCGTCGCCCAGCTGGACGCAAAAATCGAATTCCGCCTTTACCTTGTTCCAGGTAGGGCTTCCGATAGTCGTCACATCGGGGTAGTTGGCGGTATACCGCGCGATCTCGGTTTCCACCGTGGTTGCCGTCGCGCGCTCGCGATCTCGAGTCGCCAGCAGATCTTCCGTATCCCGCCTGTACGCGGCACGTTGCTGCTTGGCCCAGATTTCCTCCATCTGGTCTTCGTCGATCGTGCCTTCGCTGACCGCGGTACGCAGCTGGGCGCGGGTCCACTCCTTGGGCGGCTCCCTCTTCTCGGTTTTCTGCTCCGCGCGGAGCCGCTCGCGCTCTTCGAGCCGAATGCGCTGCTCGCGCTCGGCCTCGAGTTGCGCCTCGAGTTCTGACTGGCGATCCGGCCCAGGCTCAACGACCTTGACGAGTTCTTCTTCCGCACCCGTCTCCTGCACAACCGTGGTCTCTTCACCGCCTTCCTCAGAAGTCGTTGAAGCCGCCTCTTCGCCGATTTCCAGTTCAGCCTGTTCCAGTTCGTCCATTTCCCTACCTCGAAACAACAAAGCCCGCCTGGCAGTTTCCCACCAGGCGGGCTTTACGCGCTGAGTTGCGCAGACGAGCAGCCTTTGACCCTACATAGACCGCTACACAAGTGCTAAACGCCTGTCAAGCTCCCCCTCCACGATTTCAACCGCCCCGTGACGCAGTTCCACCAACGCCTTGCAACGCCGACACTTGACCCGAATCCATGTTTGCGTGCTCGGAACCCATCCCATCAGGTACCGAGCGCAGCCTGGACACCGGACGTCAATCAGCAGATTCTTCAATGGTTTTGAGTAGTTCTGTCGCTCGATCACCTTTCTCCAAGAGGGCTTTTGGAAGCTCCAGCACCCAATTGAGGGTTTCAATCTGACTGCCAAATATCCGCACCGCAAGCTTCTGATTGATCAAAACGCTGGTCGTAAAATCATCAGAATTTTTTAGGGCTTCTTCCGTCACTTCGAGCTGCCCCATCAAATCCTCCACCTTGGCCTTGATCACCGACACGAAGAAATCCCAATGCTCGTCACCCGTGACTTCCGCAGCCTCGAGCGCCGCACGCTGAATCGCATGAAGATCAGGCGCAACGCGCCTCACGCGCTCTTTCGAGAGTGGCGTCACCCGCCCTTCCCAGTCCCGATCGCGATCAAAACCCATCAGACGCCCCTCCCATTTCCGGGAAGTGTCTCATCAGTCAATTCATTCGGACCCACAGGCGCCGGCCCCGTGTCCACTGGTGGAGCAGCGCCATTCCCACCCCCCACTGCTGCCTTCTGCTTCGACTGGAATCCCTCGGTCAGCTGCGCGATCTCTTCCTGCCCCTGCTGCTGCACAGCGAGCTGCATGACCTGAGTCAGCCAGGACTTGAAGATGTTGAGCTGCGCCTCGTCGAAGAGTCCGAAGAGATTTTGCTCTTCATCATTGGCAAATGCCATCAGCTGATCGACGTGGTCCTGAGCGCTAGGTTCTGCAGGAACCCCATCGGGCAGCTGATAATCCAAAATAACCGAGATCGCCTCGTTCGCAGTAATCCGACGCCTACCCGCGCCCGGCGTGGGTTCCTGCAGGTACCGATCCGGGTCGACACCGGTAAATTGCGCAGAGTCGCGCACCATGCGAAAAATCTGATCTGGCCCCACGATCCCCAACTGGATCATCAACGGATTGATCAAGATTGCCATCATCCGCTCCAAACCCTGCTGCTTCGCCGCCTTGCTCGCATTGAGAATGGACGCGCGGAAATTCCACACGAACCGGCCACTCAAGTCACTCTGACGCACGATCACTGGATAGGGATTCTCACCCGGCTCAACGATTCCCAGCACGCGAATCTGCTTCTCATCCGGGAAGAAATACTGGTTGAGTTCGTGCATCTGCTTGTAGATCTCAGCAAACCCCATGAAGAACCGGCGCAAAATGCGCTCGGGACGCGCCTCTCCCTGAGCGAGAATCGTGTTGATCCCGCCCACCGTACGCAGCGCCGAAGACTTGCCCTGCGGCACACGACCCGACTGCAGGTCGCCCTCGAGCGTCAAGCGTTCCTGGAGCTGCCGACCCACCGCGAAAGAATTCAAGAAAAACGACCCATCGAAAGGAATCTGCGGGAAGTTGATGTCGCGCTGAGGATCAGAAAGCGGAATCCCATCTCCCGGCCAGGGTCTCAAGACCTCAGGCTTCAGTGAACTCGAAGCGCGATAGAAGAAAAAGGGCGTCGTCGCCAGGGTGCCACCATCGATTCCCTGATCGAGCGTCTCCTTCAAGAAATCGTGCAGCCCCTCCATCAACTCGAGCAGGCTCCACCCTTCCCGACGCCCCTTCACGGGCAAAAACGAGGCCTCCGCCAGCGGGCGACGCGGCGGATCCGAAGGAAACATCTCCGTCAGCGGCATCGCCTTCAGCAAGATGCGGTCTTCCTTAAGCACCCAGAAGATCACATCTTCGGGGATCCCGTCACCGTCGAGATCGAAGACGTCAAAGCAGGTATACCGGGTCATCGTGCGGTGCTCGGGGTCCGTAGGAAGGTGCTCGTCCTGCACGCCCTGGATCACATCCTTCTGGATCTTCGCTTCCTCGCGGCTGTTATCTCGCGATCGCAATCCAAGGTCGTCGCGGTTGTCATCCGTGTTCGCGAGGTCGTAAAATCCTTCGCGCTTCAGGTTCTCGACTTCGTCGACCGTGGGCGTATCGATCAAGATCACATGCGACGCGCCGTTGGGATTTTTCGGACTCGGAGGCTGGAGATTTGCCACCCGCGGCGGCGTGAGCACATCGTCATAGTCCTTGACGATCACCCGCGGCCCATTGTACGACTCCGTCATCCGCTTGATCAGCATCTCAACCTTGTCGTCTTCTTCGCGGGTGTAAAAGCGCACACGAACAGTCGGGAGCGCCGGATCATCGAGTTCCACCCGGTAATCCCAGCCTTCATCGCCATCCCGGTGGATCGCCTCGCCTGGGAACTCTTGTCCCAGCAAGCGCTCGAAATGCGCAGCGGGAGCCTCATCGAGCGGAATCGGGTCGAAAACGCGAAGGTCGGTCACTGGGCGGTTCTCGCGGATCCAGGGAATGTAGGCTGTAAAAACCCCATCGTTCACGAACAGCTCAGCAAGCTCCTCGATGATCTTCTCACCTTCCTGCTCGAGAAAGAACTGGCTGTCCAGTACGCGATCGATCGACGCCTCTTTCTGCGCGTTTTCCTTCTTCAGCGCATTGGCGTTGACCACCGGGCGGCTCGCCAGAATGGCGTTCGAGAGTGTATCCCCCAGGTTGAGTGACGCTTCCGCCATGTCGGAAAGCGCGACGTCGGAACTGTTCTCCCACGGATCGTTCTTGCCTTCAGTCCACATCCGGTACTTCGCATAGCGCTGCAAGCGCCGCTCGCGGTCTTCCACACGAGCGTCCATGTCGTCTTCCGCGAACTTCAAGACGCGATCAACGATCTCCTCGCGCCTTTCCTGGCTCATCCGACTACGGCGAACGCGCGTTCGCTTGATGAGTCCCTCTGCGAAAACCGGTGTGCTCATACTACCTCCGACCAGGGTTTCTCACCCAGTACACCCAAGGGAACGTCCCACTCAAACAGCCTCAACATCTTCTCCCGGTTTTCCGCCTGCGCCGGGTTGTCCTTCGAAAGGCTGCGCTCCTTGACCATCGCACGAATTTCCTTGCGGTTGAGTACCACCATGTCCTTCGGGTCGATCTCGCAGGTGGGACAAAGCGACCAGTAACTCTGCCTGCCCGACATGCGCACGACCGTCACGCGCCGGATGCCTGGCAGGGCGCGCCCAAGCTGCCTCGCCTCCCCTTTATAGGGGCCTTCCATCCAGCGCGTTGTCACCTCGAATATCGGCTCGTCGCAAACCGTACAGCAACCCAGTCGCTTCAACTCACCCATCCGGGAGCCTCTTGATCAGATCCGAATAATCGGCAGCCAACGCCACCAGACCATCGGACCACGCTGCAGCGAGCCGAGTGTGCAGCTCATCGCGACGGGCCAGGTACTCGTCTACCTGAACCTTGCACCGCTCGCAGTAGAGCTTCTCGGTGACGAAACCGCGCGAAACCATCTTCGA